TTGCACCAAATCGTGCAATTTTACCTGCACCACGAGCGTTGTAAGCATCGGCTGCTTCACGAAGAGTAATCTTGGTTGGGTCTTTTTTCTCAGCCATTTAGTATCCAAATACTTCGTCTTGAACTTTGTGGACGTGGTTCTTGATTGCGCCTAGTTGTTTGTGTATTGAAGCGTACCCGCTCATTCGTGTCATCATCATGTATCGTAAAGCGTCGTATGCGTGATCTTCAGCTTTGGTATCTACGTCTTCGCTATTTGTTTTGGAAAGAGGTATACCAGCCACTTGTTTCACGATGTTCTGGCAAGTCGAAAAGAAACGGACTCGTGGTTCCTTTGTGTATGGATCATCTGCCAGACGACGATGTATCTCCATCTTGCCCTGAATACGATTACGATCAGAAGGGGTCCAACGTACTCCCTGTCTCATCATAACTTCCGCAATAGACGGGCCAAAGCCTGTCTTATTCCAGCAGGAAGAATCGAGTACGGTGTAATGAGGTAACGGGTCAATTTGTTCCGCTTCTAGTATTCTATCAGCTAATTGCTCTGCTGTCAAGTGTTTTGCATATAATTCTCTGTATACCCAAATATTATTGTCCCAGTCAATTGCACCCCAGAGAACACAGGATGGTGCAGAGTATCCGTAGTCGGCTGCTCGTATGCGAGGCCAGTTGGTCGGCAACTCAAACGGTTCGACTACGTGCTTGGTCCGTGAAAACTCAGGAAAGGCCGCTCCCTCTGCCACATCCCAATCCCCTTCGAGAAGTCTCTTCCGTTCGACATCTGGGAGCGAACGCAACATAGCCTCGTATTGACCGTCAGCCATGAGGTGGGGATTATCTGTCAACCGCGCCGGAACAAACTTTCGGAAGAAGAGCGGCTGACCTGCCTTTTCGTGACCGCTAGGCCAAACAAACGTTTTACGTGTGTCTATGTCAAAAGCAGGGAATGCTTTGTTTTCGGGAGTACCGTCAATGTATGTCTTCTTGACCCACCAGCCACCTACACCTCCGGGGTTGGCTGTGCATCGCATGTACAAATGTTCTTGAAGTTCAGGATCGGTGGCACGAAGCCTAGAACGCAAATAGTCCCACACATACGGTGTGGGGTACTGGGTAATCTCATCGATGCCTATCCAGTTAAATGCCTGTCCCTGAAATCGGGTAACGTCCTTGTCTCTGTCTAGGTAGGTAAACCATATCGTGGCTCCTGATGGGAAGTGCCACGTTGATTTTGATTCACGGAACTTTGCTCCGGGAAACGCCTTTGTGTAAAGCTGGCGTGACTTGTCTATCAGTTCTGTTAGTTCGTCGAGGGTACGCCGGAGAAGAAGACCCCTATGATTGGCATTATGGCAATACCGTAGGGGATCAGCAAGTAAAGCAAACGATTTACCGCCACCAGCCGCTCCACCGTAAAGAACGTCTCTTTCACCCGCCGAAAGAAACTCCTCTTGAGGTCCGGGATTAGCTTGGAATACAACTTCGGAATCCCCCACAAGATCGGAAACGGACGAGGGTAAAACGGAGATATCTCCCATGTCGATGACTGCTGTGTCTGCTCCCTTGATAGCTTTCTCAACTCTTCCAATAGTGCTTTCAAGATCACGAGCTTTCTTTCGTTTTGTCTCAGCCTTTTTTGTGGCTTGTTGTGCTTTCTTCTTTGCGTCACGTAAACGTTTCTGGGCTGCTCTTCGCGCACGTTCGGCTGTAGACAACTGATAGGTGCGCTTCGTAGCGGCTTCAGCCATACGCTTAGTCTTTTTCTGCGCTGCTTGCTGCAGGGCGGGTTTGGTTACGGATGTCCTTCATCTTGTAACCTAGTCGCTTTAGTTTGTTACGTGCGAACTCTCCACCTTCCATGTCGTCCATGTCAGCTTCGGTGGCCTGTCGTAAAATAATACGACGGGCATCGTTCAACGGAATCAAACTTCCGTCCTCTTTGTAAAATACGCTGTCCGGGTTGAACATACTTGTCATTCTGTCAAACATTCCCATCGATCACGACCTCTTTCTTGGGGGGTAGCAGGACTACTCCGTGTATTGCGGTTACATTGTGGTTGATTTGTTCTTGTTTTGCTACACCGACACGGTTGAGGAGTGATTCGGCGGCTTTGAGGCGTAGTTCGTCACCTCGTTCTGGGGCGGGATTGTCTATGGTTGAGATCACGCGGTTAGCTGCCTTCATTGCGTTGGTAGCTAGGATGGTTTTGGTGCGTTCAATGATCTCATCGGCTAAAGTTGACTTGAGCCACGCGGCAGACCCACGGGAATACCCTGCATCTACAGCGGCGGCAGTTACCTGACCGCCATTTTCAAATAGCAATTCTAGGAATTGTGCCTGTTGAGGTGTTAATTCCCTTTTTTTCTGTGTCTGAGGAAGTAAGTTCATTACATTGCCATTTAATTTCTAACTGAAATAGATTAGCTGATACAGTAAACTCTGCCATTTCATCTACACGAACTTTACACTGTTCAAATGTAGAATATGGACCTTTTGTATCAGATAATTCTCTGCAGGTGCCGGGGGAAACCGACAAGCAAACCAACAACAGGGCTTCAAACATGTCGTATTTCCTTGTTTTTTGAAATGTGGGACCGATTAATTAGCCTACATCGCCCTGTTGGTACAAGTCAAGAGGAAAATTGTCGGGATGTGCTAGATTTATCTAGCCCCACAACCAAAGTATACAGATTATATACCTATAAGTCAACAATAAAAATAAAAATGGAAGGATGGGGGGCTTTTTTCTTGACAAAACCGCATATCGACTGTACAATGGGACTAAGTCCTGCCGGGAAATACACCCATACCACCCCCTTCGTCTGCGCGTAGGGGGTTTCTTTTGGGGAATCTCGCTATACTCCCATAGGGGTACCCCCAAAGGAGTTGTTTTTTAGTCATATCGATAACCTACACGCCATAAAATCTGTCGGGCCATTGCTAGCATATGCCGGGGGGGTGGGGTGGCCCTCGCGTACGCCCGCGCATTGAATTTATTTATCTTTTTACGTTTCCCAAAGACCTTTGCCAAGGTCGACACCCCACCGGATCGCACCCAAAAACAACCCCGCCATATATCCTAACGGGATAACATGCCCGCACACCCGCCCGCGTTGCATGATTTGTCATCCCTTTAATTATTTATGTTGACAGATCGTTGTTGAATTTGCGCTGCAATACCACCACACCCAACCCGCGATTTATCCCGCCAGTTCAACACGCTGGGACACATTCAGACAACAGGCAAAAAAAGAACCCGCCGGACTAGCCAAGCGGGTTGAGTCAAGGGAGGTAAAAGGTAAGGTGTTAGTCGCTGCTATCAGGCTTATAGGTAAGTTGCAGCCTTGCAACCGTGCGGGGATTATCTGTGCCAAAGTGATAATGATCAAAGCCGGACAACCGCAAAAAGTCTTTTAAGCTGCTGGCCTGTGATTCCAGAGATTCAACCATTGACAAGATAAAAGCCTGTTCTGTGCTGGTCATCACAACAAGCTTCTTTGCCTCGTCGTCGTTGAATGTTTCGTTGTTGATGTTAAGAGTTGATTTAATCATTGGTTTGTTTCCTTGTTACAAGATAAAGGGGACAAGCTGCCCCGTCCCCATGATTGTTACACTATGCTTTCAGACTATGCAACCAGTTTGTAACGGGCTTTTGAACCATTACCAAAGACTGCATTTATCTTGTAACCCTTCCCGCGCAACTTTGCGATACCCTGATAAACGCCGCCTGTGGTCATGCCAGTTTCACGCATTAGCGTGTTCTTTGTTACTGCATGGGTACGACTGGCAAGGCATCGGTAAAGCTTTCCAAGCTTACTGCCGGAATGAAACCCGCGCCGCAGCCGGACAGATTCAGCCGCATGGCGTGTCTTTTCCCCGTTCTTATCAGCAAACAATTCTTCCGATAATTGGGTCAAAACTTTCTGCCGCTCGTCCTGCCGATAGTATTCCTCGAATTTATCTGCAAGGCTCATTAATTCAGTTACAAGGTTTTGTGGAATATTAGACATTGGTTTGTTTCTTTCTGGGCAATGCCCGTTGGTTAAAACGATAAAAATGCGGATATTAAAAGTATTAAGAATATCAGCACCGCAGACCGATATAAAAGTAAGATTGCTTCCATGTTATGCTGCCGCCCTACTTTCTGCCCAAGTCCAAGCCGGAGATTCAAGCACCATTCGCACTTGATCGTTTCG